GACGTTTGAGTGCAACCTGATAATCATTAAGTGCATATTCGTCTTTAAGGTGTGGAAGCTCAATAACATCACCGGACATGATTTTTCTACCCAAAGTTTTTACACTTGAATTTATGGGTATGGTCATAAACAAAGTATCATTCTGTAAAAATAGCCCAAATTGACTCATGTCAAAATCAATATCAGCAACGTTGTAGATACCTCGTATCACATATATGTCAGGATCGTATTTTCTATCACGGTTTTCTAAGAATAGCATATCCTGAATGTTAGTTTCCTTAACAGCATTGTATCTGGGCTGGGCCGGAGTAGCACTAGTTTCGTCAGGATTTACAGGGCCAAGATACTTGTGGACAAAGACATCCGTACCACCAACAGTGAACATTTCCGTGATGGTTTTGTCTAAAAAATCGTAATCATTTCCCTTTTCGGGCTTGTATAAACTCAGTCTTGGCATAACATTAGTATTTATCGAACGTATAAATACATATGGAGACGCATGAATATGGCAACTACAACCACAGCAAAACAAGAAGTATTTGATTATGTCAACTTATCCTTAGGTGGGGGTATGGTTGATGTTGAGCTAGATCAGGCTCATTATGAAGAAGCATTAAAGAAAGCATTTGCGAAATTCAGACAAAGATCAGATAATTCAGTTGAAGAATCATACCTATTTTTACCTACTGTGATAGATCAAAACACGTACACACTTCCAGAAGAAGTAATTGAAGTAAGGAAAATATTTAGAAGAAGCATAGGCTCAAGAACTGGTGGCGGAGATGGTGGTACATTGTTTGAACCATTCAATCTTGCTTACACAAACACCTATCTATTAGCAAGTACAAACATGGGTGGATTAGCAACTTATAATGCGTTTGCACAATATCAAGAATTAGTTGGAAGAATGTTTGGATCGTTCATTGAATTCAAATGGAACACTACAACAAAGGAACTTGTAATTTTACAAAGACCAAGAGCTGAAGAAGAATTGTTATTGTACGCATACAATTACAGACCAGATTCAGAACTATTAAAAGATTATCTTGCAAGTCAGTGGATCAAAGATTACACACTTGCAGTATGCAAATATATGTTAGGCGAAGCAAGATCAAAATTTGCCACTATTGCAGGACCACAGGGTGGATCAACATTAAATGGTGATGCTTTGAAATCAGAAGCACAGGCGGAAATGGAAAAATTAGAAACAGATGTTGCTACTCAAGTTGCTGGTGGTGTAGGTTACAGTTTCACAATTGGTTAATAACCACTTGACAATCACATAAATTTATATTAGTATATAAGAATAACACTAACGAAAGGAACTTTCAGAATGAAAGTACTAGCATTAATAATGGTGTTTGGTTTACTCGCAGGTTGTAGTATACCAAAAAATCCAAGCCTTAGCTTTGGCAAGAAATGCCATGTAGGCGAAGATCAAGTTACATATTCATATGTATGGTTGTATGACAAAGAACTAGGTCTTAAAGCCAATGCAGAGGATTGTAAAAATATTCAGGGTAAGGACTAAAACTAATGATTATTGGAATATGTGGTTTAATAGGTAGTGGCAAAGATACTATTGCAGATTACTTGATTAGAAAACATAATTTCCAAAAGATTAGTTTTGCTGACAAACTGAAAGACTCAGTATCCGTAATGTTTGACTGGGATCGTGAATTGCTTGACGGCAAAACCGACGAAAGTAGAGCATGGCGGGAAGAACGTGATGAATACTGGAGTCAAGAAACCGGAGAAGCCATTACTCCAAGACTTGTATTGCAATTATTTGGTACAGAGTGTATGCGTGATGGCTTTTACGACGGTATCTGGGTCAGTTTAACAAAGAAGAAAATACTAGATAATCCTGAAACACATTTTGTTATCCCAGATGTGCGTTTTCCTAATGAAGCGAAAATGATTCACAGTATCGGTGGCCAAGTATGGAGAGTAAAACGTGGTGAAGATCCAGCTTGGTTTACTGATTGGGTTGAATATGGAATAGAGCCTAAAGATGTACACCCTTCAGAGTGGGCTTGGGCTAAAACAAAATTTAATAGCACAGTTGATAACAATGGCACAGTAGATGATCTTAGAAATCAGGTACAAGATCTCCTTGTTTCCATCTAACACCTTCCTTATACAAAATTTTGCTACAATTAGAACATATTGTTTTTAAGTTGGAATATCTAACATTATTCAAGTCCCCATCAATATAATAAACTGAAAACTGCTCCTTGTGTTTGCTTTTGTATCCACACTTATCACAAGTGTTCTTTTGTTCATAACCAGCTTGTTTCCATTTAGGTATGCCATGCTTAGGCTTGCCATAGCGAGTGCATGACTCACACTTACTTCTATAATAAGGTTTGCCTTTTTTGTAGTAGTTGATAGCTACAGGTCTCTGTCCACAAGCACATAAAGGTCTCATATATGTATTTACCTGCCCTTTTACCTCCCTTTTTCACCGTATATTTTGACTTGAATTCTGTCGTTTCGTATAAATACTAATAACAGAAGCAATTTGCTAACAGGAGAAATAAAATGGCTTTAGTATCACCAGGAGTTGAGGTAAAGGTAATAGACGAATCCTTTTACACCCCAGCTGAGCCAGGTACAGTACCAATGATATTTGTGGTATCGGCTCAAGACAAACAAAACGCATCAGGGACAGGAACAGCAACAGGAACAACAAGTGCAAATGCTGGAAAACCTTACTTGGTAACATCACAAAGAGAATTAACAGAATTGTTTGGAGATCCAACATTCTACACTGACTCTAACAACAATGCTTTACACGGCAATGAACTTAATGAGTACGGATTACAAGCGGCATACTCATACTTAGGCGTGGCAAACAGAGCATACGTTACAAGAGCAAACCTTAACACATCTGAGTTAGTTGCAAGTGCAACTGCTCCAGCGGCAAATCCAGCAGATGGAACTTATTGGTTTGATACAGTAAACACAACTTTCGGAATATTTGAATGGAATGGCGCGGCTCAGACTGTTACTGGTGGACAGTCTTTTACCAACAAAATTCCAACAGTTATTACAGATACAAGTAAAGTAACAGGCGGAGTACCTAAAACTTCTGTTGGCGCAGTAGGTGACTATGCCGTTGTTGCAACTACTACATTGAACAAAATGTACTACAAAAACTACTCAGGTACTTGGGTACAAGTAGGAACAAGTGCATGGATAGGTTCATGGGCAACTGTAACTGGATCAGAAAGCAACCCAACTATTACTAACACAGCTACAATGGATCTAAACGGAACTATTGTAACAGCAGGTGGTACTGCATTATCAGATGTTGAATCAGCAATTGATGGTGCTGGTGTAGCCGGTGTTAGTGCGGCAGTTATTGATGGTAAATTAGAAATTTACTCAACAGGTGTTGATATTGTTTTAGGTGCAAACGGAAGTACACTTTTAACAGAGATTGGAATCACAGCAGGTACTTACAAAGCACCAGCTTTAACAATCGCTCCACACACTTCAGTTCCAGAATACAAGTCAACTGATACTGCACCAAGACCAACAGGGTCTTTATGGATTAAAACTACAGAGCCTAACTTAGGTGCTAAATGGTCAGTTAAGAAGTTCAACGGAACTACAAAACTTTGGGAAACTATTGCGGCACCAATTTACACAACAAACCATGCGGCACTTTATAACTTAGATAAAACAGGTGGCGGAATTAACTTGGCAGTTGGAGCTCTTTATGTAAATTACAATAATGCAGAGCTATCAGGTGTTGTAGGTGACTTTAAAATTCACAGACGTCAAAACACAGGTGCAACTGCAATTACTTCAAGCATAATTGCGGCACAATTGACAGCAGGTACAAGAGCATTTAATATGTCAGAGACCATTGTTGGTCAAGAGGCTATGAGTGCTTTCAAAACAATTAGTGTAACAACAACAGGTGCATCAAGTGATGCAGATGTTTGGGCAGGTGCTATTAACTCAGCAGGATTTGTAAACATTGTTGCTGAAGTAGATGCATCAAACAGAGTTGTAATTAAACACAACGATGGTGGTGACATTAGAATTAAAGACACAGGTGGATTATTCAACCTAGGTGGATTTAGTGCTTATGTAAATGCAAACTCAGGTACACCAAACTTATACACAGCACCAACAGGTGACACAAACAGTGATTTCGTTGCAAGTAACTGGCAGGTATTAACTTATACTGCAAGTGCAACGGCTGTAACTGCTCTTACTGAAAACAACAGACTATGGTATAGTTCAGTTGTTGATGAAGTAGACATCATGATACACAATGGTACTACATGGGTAGGTTACCAAGATTCAACTGCTCCGTTCTATCAAGCATCAAGTGGAGATAAAACAGATCCAGCAGGTCCAATCGTAAGTGCAACAGAGCCAACTTTACAATCAGATGGCACAGCACTTAAAAATGGTGACATTTGGGTATCAACAGCAGACTTAGAAAACTATCCTAAGATTTACAAATACAACGGTACTACTTTAAAATGGGTACTTGTTGATAACTCAGATCAAACAACTGAAGATGGAATATTGTTTGCAGATGCAAGATACAATACAACTGGTGCTAACAGTGGCACAGCAGGAACTATTGCGGCATTGATGGAAAGCAATTTCTTAGATCCAGATGCTCCAGATCCAGCACTATATCCAAAAGGTATGTTGTTATGGAACTTAAGACGTTCAGGATTCAACGTTAAGAAATTTGTTAGAAACAGCATTAACACTTCAGGCAACAACATTAGATTCAACAACGACGAATCAATGGCAAACTACTATGCTCACAGATGGGTAACTGAATCAGCAAACCAGGCAAATGGTGCAGGTTCATTTGGTAGAAAAGCTCAAAGAAAAGTTGTTGTACAATCAATACAAGCACTTGTTAATAGCAACCAAGAAATTAGAGATAACCAGTCAAGAATATTCAACTTATTAGCTTGTCCAGGTTACTCAGAATTGATTGGTGAAATGGTAACACTAAACACAGATAGAGGTATAACTTGTTTTGTAGTTGGTGACCTTCCATTTAGATTATCAAGCGATGCAACAACTATCAACAATTATGCAACTAACGTAAACAAAGCAGTTGAAGATAATGATGATGGTTTAGTAACAAGCAACGAATACTTAGGTGTGTTTTATCCAAGTTTATTCTCAAGCGATAACGCAGGTAAGAACGTTGTAGTTCCAGCATCACATGGTATAATCAGAACTATTGCATTAAGTGATCAAGTATCATTTCCATGGTTTGCTCCAGCAGGAACAAGACGAGGTGGTATTACAAACGCAAGTGCGGCAGGGTTCATTAACGATGAGGGTGAATTTAATTCAGTAGCATTGAACACAGGACAACGTGATACATTGTACTCAAATAAAATTAACCCAATAACATTTTTAACTGGTTCAGGTTTA